CAGCAAACCATGGGTCAGCTAATGGGTAGTATTGCCAGTTTTCCGATACTTTGTATCGCAAATGCAGCTCTCTGTAGGTGGGCAATGGAACTTGCAGACAAAAAAGTCTGGAAGCTTCGTGATGCTCCCCTTACAGTAAATGGTGATGATGTGGCTCTCAGATCAAACGCTAGCGTTTATAAATTCTGGAAGACTATCACGACCAAAGCTGGTTTGGAAGAAAGTGTGGGAAAGACATTTTTGTCTCGGGACTGGGTAATGATCAATTCGACCATGTATCAACGGGAACAACAGGTGTTTCAACTTGATTGTATTAACAAAAAAGGACAGCCAGTTGTAAGGGACTCATACCTCAGAGAGGTACCCTTCGTGAATATGGGATTGATGCTAGGGGAACAACGAAGTGGTTCGAGCACATTTGATCTTGATGATCTAAAATGTGGAATTACGTTCAGTTCGAGAGCGAAGGCGCTCATCGAAACATGCCCAGTCGGACTAAGGTCAGCAGTATATAAAAAACACTTACAAATTAACAGTGCTATGTATAAGGAAACACGTCTGCCCTGGTTTATGCCAGAGTGGATAGGTGGCTTAGGTTTACCCAGACTTGATCCAGAGTACCATGTGAACTCAAAAATTGATTATCACATGGCCACTCAGATCATAATGGATTGGAACAAAAAACACCCAGTAAGTCTGGCTGACCAGAACTTACCGTGGATGGTTAGGAGGGTAATACAAAAACATTTACCTGAAACGACTTTGACGAATTCCAAAGATGGAAGTGTCAGAGCGTTACAACAGGTAGAATCGATGTTAGCAATTAATTGCTTGTTTGATTCAAATGTAGTTTTGGAAACTCTCTATACTCCTAGTAAGGAGATAGAAACCTCAAAAGTCCGAATACGTTCGAACGCGCGCTTCTGGGACCCTTCAAAAAGTAGAAAGGTACCATACACTGTGGATGACGAATTCCTTTACGGAATGGAACGTTACGAGGGTCTTGCTATCATTAATGAAAGCGACACAAAAAGTGTCAAGATCCCCATAGCGCCCATGTCATACAGAGCGTACGTGCGTGATGTTAAAAAGAAAGAAAATGAGTACGAGTCTAATGATTTAGACTAGCGAGTACTCAAGATAAAAATAAATAAAGTAAAGTAAAGTAAAGTTTGTAGATAAATTAAAAGTTTGAAAAAATAACTGAAATATTTATAAATGAAAATGTAAACACAACGGCGGAACCCCTAGCTAGGGCGTTACCGTACATAAGGACGTTGTTTAACACTAATAGATAGAAGAGACTGGAATAAATTCCAGGGTCAGAAATGACCTAATCTACTTCTATCTGAACCGGACTTTATCTCCTCAGGGAGACCAAAAGTCACGAGTTCTTTAGTTAAAAACAACGTGCCGGGAGTGAGAAACAGGCCTGTTTCTCGCGGATGTTCTCTTTAAGACATCCGGGGTCGCGAACC